GCGCTGCCATCCAAAAGCAATGGTTTGAAATAGATATCCTCGCCCTGGTACTGCGCAGGTACGTCACCGCTATGCTCAGGTGAATCTTCGGCCAGTACGCGAAAAACCACTGATGAGCTTGACCAAAATCCGCCTGTGCTGATCGATGTATCACCATCGACGATACAGATCCGCAGCGGCATGATTGAAGCATTTGATACAGTCACATTCTGAGCCAATCGAAACCCATCCTGATATTCAGTAATCAATTCCTGAATAATTTCATCCGTTTCAGGATCTCGGATTTCTTCCTGAGTAATGATGTATCGACCAATGCTCACAATCTCAGCAGCTTGAGCGCCTTCAGAGCTTTCAAGTAAAATAAAACCGACTCTAAGGTCGGCTCGGTGTGTTGTTGTTTCCATGATAATGAAGTCGCTATCTTCAAGATCAGGAATGACTTGTCGAAATTGAGGGAGTGGAATCCCCCATAGATTACGCATGTTGGCATACAGCATATGAAACATGTCACCCATCGCTTTCTGCAAATTCACGTAATTGAAGCTGAGGACTTGTCTTGGCGCATCACGCTGGATGTACCGGTCTTCACTACTGTCATAAGCCTCATGAACTTCAGTTTTAAACTCCAATCGCTCAGTTGAATTCAATAGAGGGCAATTTGTTAATACATGCACCTCACCATATTGGGTTTGTATTTTCATTTTGTCCTCAAATTGCAGGTATAAAAAAACCGACCTATTTAAAGTCGGTTTTTATTTCGCGTAACCATTACGTCGCATCCATCTTACATGTGCCTTGGTCCCATCTGGACTAAACAACCAGTCCGAGTAACTTTGGCGCTCATCTACAATCACGAAGTTCGGATTAAGATTTACATTCGGCTGTAGAGATGTCTGTTCACGTCCAACATACTTCGGGCTTGCTGCTAATTTTGGAGCATCTTGAATCAACCCACCATCAGCAAACTTACCAGGTAAATTGCCTGTAGCATTCATGTAATCAAGATTGCCAATTCCAAGTTTCGCAACAGCAGCAGCCTTCATCATGTACTCACCATTGGATGCCCAAATCGGAATATCATCACTCGTGCCAGTACCTTTACCCGTAATATGACCACCTGTCGCAAAGCCTTTCATCGTTACCGAAGAAATCGTTGCTAATGCTGGAGCTAATGCGGCCATTACTGAAGCCGCACCTGCAAACTTCTGCGGAAGTGTCATAGCACTAGGATCAGCAAATGCTTGCGTATAAGCTGTCCAAGCTGCAACCATAGAAGATGCAATTGAAAAAGACTGTTGCCCAGCAAGCATAATTTGGTAAGCGGTAGATTGCTCGCCTGCACTGTCTTTAACAGATTGTGTGAGTTGTGAAAATGTATTCTGTCCATTAGACAGAAGACCTTGCCACATATCCATCTGCTGCTGGTACTGGTCTAATACAAGTTGTTTTGAACTTGCATTATAGTCAGCATCTAAGGCTCTCATTTTCTCTAAGTGGGTCGCTTTTGCTAACTCCAGAAGCTCATAGCGCTTTTGGGCTTCATCTGGTGCGTCATAGTCCTTGTTAATCTGATTTACATTGTTGGTGTAATCATCAAATTCACCAGACTTTGCCTGCTTAGAAGATACATTTAAGCCAGCTACTTGATACTGGTAAGAGTTTTTCCCAAACTTAGAGGCAACACCAGATAATGCAATTGCATCCTGTGCATTTGCCATTTGGCCCAATAAATCATTTTTGGTGCTGTCGTACTTTTCCTTCTGAGCTGCTTGATAAGCCTTCACATCAAGATCATAAGCTTCTTTTGCCTTGTTCAAATAAAAATTCAAATTTGTTGGATCTTTGGCAAATGCTTCAGCAATTTTCTTTTTGTCCTCTTCATAACGAAGCGTCAATTTCATTTCATCATTCGCATATTGCATAATGACTGACTGCTGAGCCCGCTCAATCTGTTCCTGTAATCTTGCAGCTTTAGCCGCATCAGATGCTGCTGTATTTGAACTCTTTTTAGAGCTTGGTGATTTTGTAGTGGGATTAAGTTCCTTATTCTGAGCAATACCAGACGTTACACCTTTACTCTGTGCTTTCGTCCACTCCAATTGAGCCTTACGATTGTTCATAATTGATTTTGATAAATTATCAAATTTTGCTTGTTCTCCTGAAATGATTCCAGACATGGAGGTATATGCTTGTTTAGTGTTTGCCACAACATCTTTTGCCGTGTCGACAATAATTTTGCCATTGCGGTTAAACCCATTCACAAGGGCTTCACCTTTCCCCTTAAATGTCCCCGCATCCCAAAAATCCGTTGCTGTTTGGCCAATATTCCCGATGGCTTTCATAGCGCCACCAATGATTTGAACAATAGACTTAATACCTGCTGAAAGCCCAACTATGAAAAGCGCTGCTCCTTTTGCAGCAACTCCAACTGCATCAATGATTCCCGCAAATTGACCGCCTTTTCCTGAACCTTCAAGAAAATAACCAATAACCCCACTTAATGCAGGCATAACTGCTTGCGCTAATTGATTTTTTAGAGCAGTAAACTGCATTTGAACTGATTCAGTTTGCGCCGCGAGTTCCATTGATTTCTCAATTGCATCTTGTCCTGTAATGATGCCAGCCTCTTCCATCGCAGCTTGATAATCTTTCCAAAGTTCACCACCATTAGACAGTAATGGTGCTAATGCAGTCAGATCTGAACCCATACTTTCGAGGTAGAAAGACATTTGCTGTTGATTAACCCCAGCCTCTTCCAATTTATTCACATAGGTCTGGAGAGCTTCAACACCATCCATCTTGGACATTTCTTCAGCAAGCTTCTTTGCACCTGCTGCACCACCTTCAGTTTTTACTGCAATTTGTTCAAAAAAGTCAGTAGCTCCACCAGCACCAACACTAGCAAACTCACCAATTTTTTCGTTAAAGTCTTTCATCATGTCTGAGACTTTTTCTTGAGAAAATCCAAAAGTTTGGGCTGCACCAGCTAAGCCTTGAAAAGATTGTACTGACGTATTTGAAATTGCTGCAAATTGTGCAAGCTCCATATTACTTTTGGCAATTTCTATAGACATTGCTGCCAAACCACCAAGTGCTACGACTGATCCACCTACTGCCATACCTGCCAATGCAGCTGATGCTGTTAGAACACCACCTTTTAAAACATCAAGTTTTCCTGTAATCCCGTCAATGGCCGAACCTATCTGTGATCCACCCAATGCCTGATTCATTTGGTCTTTAAAGTTCGAAAAAGCCTTGCCCATTTTATCTGTAGACTCTTTGGCTTTTCGTTCAGCTTTGTTCATTGGTTCGACAAATTGACCAATTTGTGCAACTAAATCTAGGGTTAAACGACCCAATGAAGCTGTAGCCATACTTTACTCCAGATAATAAAAAACCCTGCGGAAGCAGGGTTTTAATTAAGGTTAAATTATTTACTTTCTAAACAACTGATAGCAGCTTGATTCGCAAAATTTTCTACTACAGATTGCTTTTCTTGAGGTTTATCCATCACTGCAACTTTATATGCATTAATCACCAATTCTTTGTTAAATTCTTGGATATCCTCATCATCTACACCACCAATCGGTTTAATAGCCTCAGTAATAGGCATTCCCATTTGACGAGATTCCATTACTGATTTAGCCAACTCATAAACTAATGGACAGGCATTAACATAAGTTTTCATTGGAATTTTTTTATAATCTTCAGCATGAGCAGTCACCGAAAGAATAGCTGTAGTTAAAATTAATACTCTTTTCATAAATGATCCTAAATTAATAATTTAAGAAAAGTACTAATTTAAAAACTAAAAAGCTACCCCATGACAGTTCATTTAATTTCACCCAAAAATGAATAAATATAAAAACAATCCAACAATTTCAATTAATGTTAAACCAAGTCAATTTAATTGTTTGAACCAGTTTATACATCTATTCACCTCCATACATCGATGCAGCTTCATCAAAGCCAATTTCAGGTGCATCATGATGGGGTAAAAAGTCAAATTTATCTTCAACCCGAAAGCCTTCCACTTTAGCGTACATATACTTCAAATCAGCCCAGGCTTCATCAAGTCTTAATCCGAAGTTAAAACCGCCTCTGATTGCTCGGTATTGTTTCCAGAAGATAAATTCTCTGTGGCTAATGGTTCGTTTGGCTTCTGCGATTGTTCTTCCACCGATGCCGTTGAGGACGAGTTCTGCCCAGATCTCGGTTTCTTCAAACTCTTCTTCGGTGTACTGACCTTTCCCAAGAAATTTTTCTCTAGGATTTTATTCCAAATGGCTTCAATTAATGGCTTGTTAAATTTCAAACGAATTTCATCTTCGGTAAATATGGATTCGCCTTTTTCATTGACAATACAGTCAGCCAAAATACTAGCTAAGGCTTCTTTTTTATCTTTATTTGCCTGCATCTGCGCAATAGTAGTCGAATAATCCATAATTTTTATGTAGGTTTCAAAATTACACACTTTGCCTTTTACAACAACTTCAACAGTAATCAATTCAGGTACATCAACCAAAATGCCTGACTTAATATCAGCAATACTTAATTTTTTATTCATGGTTTAATCCAAAAAAGTTAGCCCCTTTCGGGGCTAGGGTTTAAGCGGTTTCACGAATCCAAGCAACTTTGGTACTGCGCTGTACTGTACAAGTTGTTTTAACAACGGTATTCGCATCAAGATCCATTGGGAAAGAATCAACATAGCCTGTAAAGGTATTCCAGCTGCGCCCTGGTGGCAGGGTTACTTCACCTGTCGCAGCATCAATGGATGGGACAATACTTTTTGCTTCACCTTTATTCTTTCCAGCCCAGCCAACAATAAACTTGAGTGCTTTACCAGAAACTTCTAGGTCATATAATCGACCATGTGATGGAACCTTGGGATCAGCATTTAAGTCAAATGTAGATTGACCCGTATCTTTTAGGCCACCTCCTTCCATGTACTGCTTACTTTCCTCTTCATCTAAAGGTGTAATTTCAATACGCTCTTTAGAATCCGTACCCGGTTTAAAGTTTAATGCACCATCTACTTTAAACAGCTCCCATTCACCTGGTGTTGTGATTGATTCAGCAACTCCCCAAATGTCTGTACCTTGTGTACGTCGTGCCATAATTTTCTCCATAAAAAAACCACCTCAAGGGTGGCTTTCGTTTAGTTAAGGTTCTTCTAACCATCGGCTGTCTATCCGAATACGGTATAAATTGGTTTCTTGCTCTAGCTCACAACCTGTAAAGCCTTCAACTGAGCAGTAATCTACTATGACTTTACGCACTAATTTTGCAATGGTACGGGCATCACCTTTAGTTTTTGCATATATATCAATTTGCACATACAAAGAATCCATGTCAGATGCACCAGATAAGTATTGCTCCGTATCTGCGTTAATTATCTGCCAACATACATATGGTGTGCCTTCTGTATTACTAGCATCAAACTCACTGACTCTTAAACCTGCACCATCAGAAAGTAATGCTGATAATTCAGCATTTGCAGCACAAAGGTCATATAGTGGGATAATCAACATTATTTAATATCCCCCATCAAATCTGCTTTCAACTTTTCAGCAAAAGCATCTGTGGCATTTTGAATGTTTGACTCTAATGCTGGGCGCATAAATGGCTGAGCTTTGGTTTTTGATGTACCAAACTCGACCAGCCAGAAGTGTTTTGTGTCATTTTCTACAGGGGTGTAATGAGGGTTTGACTCTCGTGGTTTGCCTTTGCGTTGCACATTTTCGTTGCTTCGCCAAAACTCACCACCGCCTTTCACCCCAATTCGGACTTTGGCAGAATTTTTATCACTGGTTTTACCTGCGCGAACAACTAAATTCTTGGAAATATCTGCACTGGTTTTAGGGTCATCAATCTTTTTAGCATTGTCTTTAGCAGACTGTAAAACAGGCTTTGCAGCTGCTCGAAGTGCTTTTTTTACATGCTTTTTAGCCACATTTTTGGTCAATTCATCCATTTTTTTTAAGGCTTCTTTTAGACCTTCTATTTCGAATCCTGCCATACATATGCCCCCAACTCACAAGCCAAAGTGACATATTCACGCCCAGTTTTGTTATCACGTAAAGGCGCAATAATACGGTAATAAAGCCCATCACATAACAAACGACAGAGCGACCAATCAGTATTTGGTTCAATATCGTCCTGACGAAGCACAATGCGGGTTGCTATCACTTTTTGATCTTTTCGTGCAGCAATGAAATCACGGATTGATGCATCTGTTATGTGGCCATAAATAGGAAAGATTGTCGTCCAAACAGTTTCACGGTCTCCACTACCATCATTTTTTAAAACAGATTGTTTGCTTTGAACTTCAATGTATTGGTTTAAACTCCCTGCTTGCACATCACACCCCCATTTTTCGATAAGGCAGCATGAAGTTTTCCACTGCACGGTTGACGTATAAATTGACTTCACTTTGAGCCGCTCGGTTCTCATACATATCCGTTATGACCAACAAGGCCGCATAGGCAAGGTCCTCAGGAAATTCACCATTAATAAGTACGTCATCCAAGGGCTTATCGATAAAATTTTCAATGTGTTTTAAAGCTGCTTTTGTGAGTAATTGAATGTAATCGTCATCACGGTTATGCAGGACTCGCAGCTGCTTCTTCACAATGGCTGGGTCAATGTAATTACTCATAAAAATAGCCTTTTTAAGACGAAAAAAGAGGTAAAAAAAAGCAGCCCCGAAGGACTGCTTTTTAAGATTTCTGGATTATGTACCAACAACTTCCACAGCTTCAGAAACTGCACCACCCAAGACTGCAAACAATACGGCATGCTCACCAGCTGCAAGCGGATTTGGTGTGAACTCCCATGCGCCAGTGTTATCTGCAACAGTTGAAGCCGTTGCGATATTATTTTCGCGTAGAACGATAATGCTATTCGGCTCTGCTGTACCTGAAAGCTCTGCCGTTGTATTTGTTTCTACGACAGGTGTATCAAGTTCTTCAATCGCAGGTAAATCCCCTGAAACACAAGCATCAGGCAATACAACACCAAAGGCTGCACGCATTTCCGCACGCAATGTCACCAGGTTCTTTGTAAAGTTACTACCATCTTCACTTGATGCATCAACATGGACTTCTTCACGCACATAGCCAGCAGTCCCCATTGAAATATTGCCAACCCAATACTTAAACACTGGCATTGCAGCAGTTAAAATTACAGGCAAATTCCAAAGTACTGGCTGAACAGCTGCACCTGGTGCACCAAATACATAATGGCCATCTGTACCCTTGATACGTTCAATCGCACCCCAAGATTCAGGATTCAATAAAATATATTCAGGTAAAACACCTGCTGCACCAGCACGGTATTTAGCACGGCTTAAAACATCAATAGCGCTATCGTTGGCACCTACAGCAACAGTTAAATGAGTACCTGCTTCAATTAAGCCAATAAATGAACGCGCACCTGTCGATTTGCCATCACCATTTACTAATTTGTATTCAAGCTTTAAACGTACACCATACGCCAAACGCCCTTCAATATATGATGCTAAGGTTGGCATATCTGACAGCAACTGGTTCGATACACGAATCCAGTGCGCAATCGTACCCACAGCTAAATCAATCACGCCAAATTCAATATCGGATTCAGGCTTATCTGCTGCCTCCTCTACTAAATCGGCCATAATGTCATAGGCTGACTCACGGAATAGTGGAATCAGTTTTTCACTGATAGGTGTAAAGCTAATCAAATCCAGTAAAGCTAATGCACGTGTGGCTGTAGTAATTGTCCCTGAAGCAAATTGGGTATTTGAAGGCAAGCCATCCAAAGTCACAATATTACGTGCTTGGATACCATCAATCGAAAATTTACCGCGTGAACGAACAATAGCAGCAGCTTGATCAGCAATATCTTTATTGCGAATCAAAATAGATGCCACACTATCTTGCTCTGGCTTGCTACGATCGTGAATATTATCGATCAGTTTCTGTTGGACATCTTCAAGATCAGACGAAAGCTGTTTAAATTCTTTAGCACGCGCTTCAAGCTCATCTCGAACTTCTTGTGGTAATTCAACTTTGCCTTCAAGTTTTTCTTTATAGCGTGTGATTAAGTCATCAAGCTGCTGTTTACGTGTTTTTAAATCAGCACAAAGCTGTTCAAATTCTTTTGCAGCAGCTGTATCACGTGTGTGCAAGCCTAAAAATGGAGAATGGATATTTCCAGCAGCAGCTGATCCGATTGCTAAAGCGACTTGGTTTTTTGATAAAGCATTCATACTAATTTTCCTATACATAGAAAATGAAAAACCCGCTTAAAGCGGGTAATAAATAAATTTTGATTTGCTCAGCCATCAAGCCAAGCAAGGGGATCTTTCTTTGACACTGGTTCTTCATGCGGTTTTTGCATTCCAGACAAACGTGCCATCAATTTTTTAGCGTAATCGCCAGGAAAGCCCATAGAACGAATAAGCTCTTCAGCATCATCTTCTGTTTTGATGGAATCAATCGCATCATCATTGATGATTCTGGCAGCACTATCTGCTGGCTCATCTACAACACTAATTTCATAAATATCAGCACGTTTGATTTCAACATGTGTACCTTTATCCTCTATATCCATTGGATTCGGAGGATAAAATGCAATCGAGAAACCATCTACGGTTTCATGCTTGACCATGGCTGCTACTTGCTGCGCCCAATACAAACCAGGTGTAAATTCCAGCTCTAAATAAAGACCAATATCGTCTTCTTTTAAAACTGTATATTTACCAATTCGCAATGCCATCAGCGAATCAACCCAATACATACGCCAGCCATGGTTATAATATGCATGGACTTTTTTATTCCCTGCTGTGAAGGCGGCACAAACTTCAGCAAATGCTCCACGAATGAATTTTTCACCGTAGAAATTAATTGAATCCCATTTCACAGCGTAGCCACTGACCTTTACCGCACCAGTTTTATCATCCTGAATGAAACGTAAATTTTCAGCCCCAATTGGCATGCGCCGGCATTGAACTTTCGGCAAGGTTGGTAGTGCTTTATTACGCACTAGCAGGTTTTGATTCATCAGCTTTCGCTCCGTAATTGCCGCTTTTCATACGTTCGGCTGTTGTCATGTTCACTGGAACCAGTAGGAAATTGGCATTAGGATCAGGGTTATCGCCTTCCTCCATCTGGATCTGATATGGACTAGCTTGACCAGACATAATGCGTTCTTTGTTAGACTTAACTCGCTCAAGGTAGGAAGCACGTAACAAGTCCTTGGTCTTAAACTCGAACTCATATTCATCCCATTCATGTCTTTGCAATAGGTGAATACGTGCACTTTCTTCTATTCGCTCCAAATATGGCCGCAAACCGAACTTATGAAAGCCATCGACCAACTGTTCGATACCACTACCCCATGTCGTGCTGGAATCAGTACTAAAAATTAGGATCGGATTCACACCGAAATAACGGCATGCCTCTTCAACCGCCATCTTGCGAATTTCAATCAATTCAAGATCTTCAGGTGTTAGGCTGATTTGCTCGAATTTCATATCACCTTCGAGCACTGGCATATCACCATCATCGCC